CACGACAAATTCGCAGAACAAGAAAGACAGCAAAAGATATGGCAACAGACGCACTGATAACGAAGGTCCTGACCTTTGAGCACACGGCCGCGGCCCTGCAGGCTTACGGTGACGCCGTCGCCGCCGCCTACAAAGATGAGCTCCTGGGCGACGACCGTATCGCCACCGGGGACCTGATCAACAGCGTGAAGGCGGTGGTGATTGGCCCGGACGGCGGGCAGATCGAGGTCGCCCTGGACGTCGCCGCCTACTGGAAATACGTCGAATACGGCACCCGGCCGCACTGGCCTCCGCCCGATGCGATCCGGAAATGGATCGAGGCGAAGCCCGTGATCCCGACCGCGTTCCGGAACGGCAAGCTGCCCACGCTTGAACAGCTGACATTCCTGATCAGCCGCAAGATTGCGCGCTTCGGTACCGTGGGCACGCACACCCTGGCTCACACCCTGGAGGAGGTCAACGCGGAGTGGGCGGACAGGATCGCCGAGGCCCTGGCCGAGGACGTCGGTGACGCCGCCGGCCTCCTGTTTTTGGACTTCTAAACTCTCAAGCCGCCGGGGGCGGACTTACTGATGACCGCGGGGTGGAGCAGCTGGTGGCTCGCGTGTTTCATGGGCACGAGGTCGCGGGTTCGAGTCCCGCCCCCGCTACAACGTAAATAGCACGATTATGCAACCGATTTTTCTGGATTACATTATCAACTGGGCGGACACCGCAGGCGACGCCGAGCCGGTGGTTTTCGCAGTAGAGATTGGCGGCGCGGAAATCTACCGGGGCCGCCTCCTGTGTGTGGACGGGGCCTACAGCTTCAACCTCGCTGAAATCGTCGCTGACAGCCTTGCGCAGACGGTCCCAGCCTGCCTGAGCACCGGCAAGGATAACTACCCGGGCGTGAAGACCAGCGAGTCCGCCCCGGACGTTAAGCACACCGTGACCGTGACGGGGTGGTATGTCTCAAATGAGGGCGGCGACACCCCGGACTTTACTGACACCCCCGTGCTGCTGTATGATTGGAGCTACGACGATGACAGCGGCACGCCGGCCCGCCAGCCTGACTTCCTGAGATCGGACCCGATTGACGGCGTGATCCACCCCCTGCAGTTCATTATTTTGTCTGTTTTCGACAACGTGGACCTGACCGTGACGCAGCACCGTGATCAGACCGGCTCTGACTTCAACGGCGATTACGGGGCGGACTTTGGCGGCGGCGGTGATATCGTCACCGTCCATCACCTGCTCGAAAAGACGAATACGGTCCTCCCGCCCCTGTCGTGGGCGGGCCGTGTCACCGCCGAGGCGAACGCCCTGAGTGTCGAATACTTTGTGCCGGCCTGTATGAAGGCCCGGTATATCCTGCACTACGTCAACGCTTACGGCGGCTGGGACAGCTTCGTGCCGCGGGGCCTGGCGAAGATGACCGACGGACTGCAGCGGTCCGAATACACCCGCCGCGGGGTCAACGTCAACAGCGCCGGCGGCTGGGCCCCGGCCCGCGGCCGCAAGGTCTTTGACGTCGCCGTGGCCCGCCGCTTTGAGATGCACACCGATTGGCTGACGGAGGCCCAGGCCGGGCGGATGCATCACCTCCTGGAATCCCCTGAGGTATGGATCTATGATACCGTCGAGGCGCGCTTCATCCCCGCCGTCATCGATGACAGCGACTGCGCGTATAAGACGCACGCCGGCGAAGGCCGCAAGCTGATCGCCTACACCCTGAACCTGTCTGAAGCAATCAACCGCGCACGCAGATGAAACGGACGCTGACTCTGAAGATCGGCGGCATGTCCGCTGACCTTGACACGAAGGCCCTGGTGCTCTTCAACTACACCGCCGAGCGCATGGACAGCCCGGCGGCTGTCAAGAATTCCTACAGCCAGCAGGTGACGCTTCCCGGCACGCCCGGCAATTCGGCTATCTTTGGCCGTTTCTGGCGGGCAGACAGGCGCACGAAGCCCGTGGCGGGGGAATATACCGGAATTCACTTCAACGCCCTCAAAAGGACCCCTTTTGCGATCATGGCGGACGGCGAGATCATCGAGGCCGGCTACTGCAAGCTGGACACCGTCACCCGGCGCGGGGACCTCGTGACCGGCTACGCCGTGACCCTGTACGGCGGCCTGGGGTCGTTCTATTATTCGCTGGCCTATTCAGATGCGAATGACGGGAAAAAGACCCTGGCGGACCTGGTCTACGCGGAGGGTGACACGGAGTACGATCTCGATTTCGATATCAACGCCGCGGCCGTCGCCGCCGCCTGGAACAGGATCGCGAACCCTGACAATACCATGAGCCGCTGGGACGTCATCAACTTCGCACCTACGTACGGCGGCCTGCCCGCCGGCACCTTTGACGCCTCTAAGGCGCTGATCAAGCCCGCGGACCTGGGACTGGACACCGACGTGGAGGGCGCCAAACCCGCCGCCGGCGGCTGGTCCCTGTGTGACCTGGGGGAGGATCGGACGGAGTGGGAGACGAAGGATCTTCGCAGCTATCTTCAGCGGCCCGTGCTGTCTGTCAAGAAGCTGATTGACGCGTGCTGCAACCCCCTGAACAATGGCGGGCACACGGTCGTTTTGGACCCGGCGTTTTTCAACGCTGAAAACCCGTATTACGAAAAGGCATGGCTGACCCTGCCGCGCCTGGACTCGCTGACCCTGCCCGTCGAGCACGATGCCGGCACCTTTGAGATCAACCCGGCCCCGGTCGTGATCGCGGACTATTTCCAGAACGACCCGGTCGTGACCGGCTCCGCCGCAATCGGCAATATCTCGAACGGCACCCTGGCGGTCAACGTCCGCCTGAGCCTCGAAATACAGAATTGGCTCTTCAGCGCACCGGCCGCCGGCACGCCCCTGTACCTGTGCTCTGACTATCAGAATTCCGGAGTTACCCGCAAGGTCCGTAACGGCTTCTGGCTGCAGCTGGTCATCCGTGACGCGAACAATAACGCCGTGGCCGTCTCTAAGGCGATGCTTGTGCAATCCGAAGACAAAGACGGCAATATCGTCACCCCTGAGAGTTTTGCCGAGGCCTCGGGCTTTGTTCCTGTGTCTGTGAGCGGCGAGGTCGTGGGCCTTGACACCGTCGCCGGGCGGTTCCTGTCGAACGGCTCCACGGCCCCCTGGGACGGCCCGCGGATCGAACTGAGCGTCGAGGCCACGATCCTTGAACAGATCGCCGCCACCGTGGAGCTGAGGATTTGTCCCACGCACGCCCCGGACGAGAATCATTTCACGGGGCCGGTTTTCTACCTGTACCGTGATCGGACGCAGAACGGCAACCCGTACGACGAATGTACGGACTTCGCGTCTGTCCTGGGCCTGCAGGAATACACCGCAGACACCCTGACGGAGGTCCACACCGGCTCCCATATCACCAAACAGACCCTCCTGAGCACGGAGGCCACCCCGGCGGATTACCTGTTTAGCTACTGCAAGCTCTTCGGGCTCAAGTTCATGTACGATAAGGACGCCGGCGTGGTTCACATCCTGCGCCGGGAGACGTTCTACAACGGCGACACCATGGATATTGACGCCCGCGTGGACCGCGCCAGAGACCTGCAGACCGTTCCGCGGGCCGTCACCGCCAAGTGGTATGATTTCGGACTTGACACCGCCGGCGCCTATGCTGAGTATTATGAGAAAATCCGCGGCCGCGTCTATGGCACGCAGCGTGTGAATACCGGCTTTGATTTCGACGCCAATTCAGTGGACGTCCTGAGCGATAACATATTCCACGGCGCCGCCGAGGTGCTCGAACAGAACAAGCTTTTCTGCAACCCGGTCCGGAGCGATGAAGGCGTGACCTATCCGATGCCCGCGGCGTTCCTGGCCGGCGGCTGCGAATACACCCTGTACGGCAATAACAAAGAGACCTCCGTCCCCGCCACGTCCGCGGCTACTGAGATCAGCTATTTGAACGCTTATCGCGGCTACGATGCCGTTACTAAGGCGCAATTCCACGATGACGATAACAAGGGCACCGACGGCGACCCCGTGCTGCTCTTTTTCCGCGGCATGATCAACGCCGGCGGAGTCCTGTCAAGATACGGCCTGACCGATGACACATGGATCATGGCGACCCTGAACGGCGGAACGCCTTGCTGGGTTCTGGAGCCCGGCGACGGAACCCTGTCGATGCCGTCCTTTGGGCGTTATCTCATGGCCGGGGACGCCGTGGTACATTCCTGGGACTTCGGGCGCCCCGCGGAGGTCGATATCCCTGAGATCGAATACCCGGCCGGCACGGAGATTTACGCCCGCTACTGGGCGGCATTCATTGCTGACCGCTATCACGTTGACACCCGGGTGGTGACGGCGTGGATTGACTGGCGCGGGATCAAAGTAGACGAAGAGCTGATGCGCTGCTACTTCAGATTCGACGGGGCCCTGTGGATGCTCAGTAAGATCATCGATTACGATATCGTGAACGGCGGCCTGACTAAGTGCGAATTTGTGAAGACGCAGGGCGTTGCAGACCCGGCGCCGGAACCCGAGCCCGAGCCGCCCACGCCGCCGGTTCCTATTGAAGGCGATTTCACCCTGGAGGACTCTGAGCTGGTTATCGACTCTGATGACGCCGCCGTCGATGAACGCGAAATCTACCTGGAGGCGGGCCGGCACGTGACCCTTGAGGCCACCGCTGACAGTATCCTGAAGGCTTACGGCGTGACCGGGGCCTCAGACAGCGCCTCCCTGTATATGGGCAACAATGAATACGGCGGGGACGGCCGGTACCGGCGCGGCCTGGCCGTGCAGGCGGCGCTGATCGATCCGGACGGCACGCCCGTGGGCGTAAGCCGCGTGCTTGTGTTTACGGCGGACTTCAGCTTCTATACATCGAACGAGAGCTACTTGCACCCGGAAAATTTCCTGTTCTTTGGCAACCTGGAGCCGGTGGTCGTCGGCGAAGAGTCTATCGTTTTGCGGTCCATGCAGGGCGGCATTTTCACGAAGGCCGCCGGGAAGCCCTATTGGCAGCTGAGTGAGGGTACGGATTACGAACGCGCCCTGTCCCTGCAGGCTGATACCGTCGCCGCGGGCCTCTATAAGGTGCAGATTATCGCCACCCCGTGCTGGTTCGACTATACCATGGACGACGGCGTCGAGGCTTACGGGCAGCTGGCCCCCTGGCTGAGACTGATGCAGGAAATCACGCAGCCCGCCGGCGCCAATTTGGCCACCGTGGACAGCGTCAGTGCCGGCGTGATCGACATCCACGGCACCGTTACGGAGATTAACGATTAAAAATCAATGAATTATGGGAGACATTGAACGCGAGGTTATCCTGAAAGTAGGAACTAATGAGGCCGTCAAAACCGTTGGCGACCTGCGCAACAATATCAAGGCGCTCAAGAAACAGGTTGATGAGGCGAAGATAGGGACCGATGAGTACACGGACGCCCTGAACCGGCTCAAGGTCAACCAGAATGCCTTGAAAGACGCGAATTACGCCACGGCGTCGTCTCTGGAGGACATTTCCCTTGCGGCGACGGGCACGACCGAGTCCTATAACAGCCTGGTTCACAGGATGGCGGCCTACAAAGAGGAGGCCCGGGCCGTGGATCAGTCCACGGCGGAGGGCGTCCAGCGCTTCAATGAACTTGCGCAGCAGATCAACGCTACGAACAGCAAGCTCAAGGCGATGGACGAAAAGATGGGCAACCACCAGCGGAACGTAGGTAACTACAAATCCGCGCTGGACGGCCTGTCTGGAGGCATCAATCTCGTGGGCGGGAATGCATCGAAGGCCCTGGGCCCGATACAGATGATGACGGCCGGCTTCAAGGCCGCGTCTGCCACGCCGCTGATTGCTATCCTTGGCGCTATCGTCGCTATCCTTACAAAGGTAATTGAAAGCATCAAAAAAAGCGAGAAGGCCACTCATTCTATACGCCAGGCGACGGCCGCGTTTGAGCCGATTTTGAACCTGACCGCCGTCGCCGCCGAGAAACTGGGGCTCGCTATTGCTAAGGTTATCGAATGGGCCGGGAAATTCATCGCCAAACTGACCGGCATGAAAGAGGCGTCTGAGGCAGCGATCCGCCGCACCCGCGAGCAGATCGAGCTGGAAAAACAGCTCCGCGACCTGTCCGTGGAATCCGCTGAATACGAAGCGTCCGCAGCCGCTTTCAAGGAAAAGGCATTCGATAAGGAAAACTATTCCGCTGAAAAGCGCCTGGAATACCTCAAAGAAGCCTACTTGACTGAAAAGGCGATGGCGGTGCAGCAGCAGGTCGCAGCGGAAAAGGCCGCCCGGCTTGCAGAGGAGGAAAAGGATGCAACGGTTTCAGGAACAGAGGCGTACGAAAAGGCCGCCGCTAAGGCCGCAGAAGCCGCGCGGGCACGGGCAAAAGTGTACGACATCGAGCGTCAGTACAATAAGAGCCGCCAGCGAATCCTGAATGAGGTCGCCGCAGATGAGGCCGCAGCCGCAAAGGCCGCTGGGGAGCGGGCAAAGGCCGTCGCCGCTGAGGAGGCTGCCCGGATTGCAGAATTGGAAGATCTTGCATCCGCCGTCGCAAAGGCCGCTGAGGATGACGCGAATAATTCCTTTGCCGCGTGGGAAAAGGCAAACGAGGAGGCCCTGAAACAGGCGAAGGCCCTGGAGGATCAGCGCCTGCAGTATTCCACCGACGGCACGAACCGCCGCAAGGCCCTCCTGGAGCGTGAAACCCTGACAGCCGAGGAGAAAGAGGCGAAGGTTTTCGAGATCGAACAGGCAGGCCTGCAGAACCGCCTGGCCATCCTGAATGAGTTCAAAGACGCCGCCCTGGACCGCGCTGACCTGGAGGCATACCTGAAATACGAAGAGGAAATTCAGGATACCGAATTCCAGATCGAGCAGGCCGGCTATTTGCGCCGCAAGAAACTGCGCGAAAGGGAAATCGAAGAGCGCAGGGCCGCCCTGCAGGGTATGGTATCGTCTGTGACGTCGATCCTCGGGGCTGTTGCCGATGCTTATGAGGCCGCCGGGGAGATGACCGCCGCGCAGGCCGCCCGCGTGAAGGCTATCCGTATCGCCGCCGCTATCATCGATACGATTTCGGGCGCAGTGGGAGCCTTCATGGGAATCACGAAGGATACGGGCGGCTGGGGGATCGCGCTCGCCGCGGCGAAGGCCGCCGCCGTCATGGCGACGGGTATGGCTCAGGTCGCGAAGATACAGTCCACCGACGTCTCAGGAAAGAACACCGCCAGCGGCGGCACGTCGAACCTGCAGACCGTCGCCGCCAGCGCCCCGGCCCCGGTGCAAATAGTCCCCGTGACGCGCACCCTGACGTCCGCAAGCGAGGAGGCGAAGATCAATGAACAGAAAGATGTCCGCGTCAACCTGGTCTACAGCGACGTTGAGGCCGCCGGCACCAGGGTCAATGTCGTTAACTCTGAAACGGACCTCTAGAACCCGCCAAATTTAGGCGCGAAATACATTGCCGCTATTGCGGGCCGTCTCACACCGGGGCGGCCCGTTTTGCGCCGTTTTGGTGCGAAAATCCGGGGGCTTGCGGACTTACTATCGAAATGCCGAAAAACGCTACATATAACAACAAACCCGTCTACCGGATCGCCGTCGATGACTCCGTCGAGGGCATGACTAAGGTCTCGCTGGTCGATTACCCGGCCGTCGAAAAGGATTTCATCGCGCTGGCCGCGCAGAAAATCCCGCAGACCTATGCCGTCCAGGATGAAGAGAAACGTCTGGTCCGCGGCGTCCTCCTGAGGGCTGACTTCCCTATCTATCGCAAAGACGAAAAGATGGGAGAATACTATATCGTTTTCGAAAAGGACACGATCCGCCAGCTCGCTGAACAGTATCTTACCGACGGGCACGCGAATGACGTCAATCAGATGCACGAAAAGGGCACCGACGTCACGGGCGTGAACCTGGTCCAGTGGTTCATCAAGGACACCGCCGCGGGGGTCGATCCCGCCGGCTTTGAGGATATCGAGGACGGGTCCCTTTTTGCCGAATATCACGTCGAGAATGACGACGTCTGGCAGGGGATCAAAGACGGCACTTTCAAGGGTTTCAGCATCGAGTGCGTTACCTATTACGATCCCGTCAAAGAGGGTGAAGCCACCTTTGAAGAGGACGCCCTGCTGGCATTCATCAACAAATATAAGAATATGCCAAATCTTTTTGCAAAACTCCGTGCTGCCTTCAATGAGATTGTCGAGCAGCACTTCAAGACGGACACCACCGACAAGGGGGTGATCGCCTGGGACGGCGAGGACGCCATCAAGGTCGGTGACAAGGTCGAAATTGTCGCTGAGAACGATGACCGCAGCACCGCCCCGGACGGCGATTACACGCTGTCTGACGGGACCGTTATCACCGTGGAAAGCGGCGCAGTGACCGCCGTGAAGGAACCCGAGGAGGACCCGAACGCCGGGGCCGGCGAAGGCTCTGAGGGCACTGAGGGCACCGAAGGCGCCGCCGAGGGTACTGAGGGCACGGCTAAGACCGAAGCCCGTGATCAGAACCCGCGCGCCGGCTTCCTGTCTAAGGTAAAGAGCCTGTTCGAGTCTGAGTCCTACGACGAAAAGCGCGCGAAGATCGCCGCCGCCATTGCGGCCGCCGGTTACACGGACGGCTATATCTATGAGGCCGGCGACGACTATGCCATTTACGTCTACTGGAATGAGGAGACGAACTGGGAAGACCGTTATCTCAAGTTCACGGTGACGTGGAATGAGGCCGGCGACGCCGAGGTCTCTGACCCGGTCAAGGTCAAGCACGCATTCGTGCCTGAGGACGGCGCCCCCGCCGCTGAGAACAAGCCCGAGAATGAGGCTGAAGCCGAAGATCTCCGCGCTGAGGTCAATGATATGAAAAAGGCCGTCAACGGTCTGATTGATATCGTGACCAAACAGAAAGAGCGCATCGACGCCCTGGCCGGCCAGCCCGCCGGCAAGCCCGCCGCCGAGGCGTTCCGCGCCGCGAAGGAAAACGCCGGCAAGACCGGTGACGAAGACCCCGTCAAAAAGGGGCTGAAGAAGATTTTTAATTCCTAACATTTTAACACTCAAAAACAATGGACCCTACTTTCAACATTGAAGGGCTGCAGCCCTACATTAAGCAGAACCGGGATGAAATGATCACCCGCTTCCTGCTCAAAGGCAAGACGTTGGATCGGATTTCCATCCGTGACGACATCAAGACTTCTGAGGCGATCCACTACATGGACGTCGACATCGATTTCCAGGACGGCCGCGGTTGTGGTTTCAATCCTGACGGCAAGCCGGTCGATCTGGTCGACCGCGTGCTGGAGACCGCTCTGATCAAGGTCGATAAGGAATTCTGCCCGGACGACCTGCTCGGCTCTTACGCTGAGGCGCTGGTGAAGCTGGGCGTGAAGGAGGCTGACCTGCCGTTCGAGGAGTACATCGTCGAGCTCATCGTCAACAAGATCGAGCGCGCCCTCGAATTCCTTATTTGGCAGGGTGACACCGAGTCCGATGACACCAAGCTCAAGTGGATTGACGGTTTCCTTGCCCGTGCGCTGGGCGATGACGAGGCCGCGACCATCAAGGTCGAAATGCCTTACGGCACTTCCGCCTATGAGCTGATCAAGGCCGTCTATATGGCTATGCCTGAGGAGATTGTCGACAAAGAGGGCGCTGCCATCCACGTGCAGCCGTCTATCTTCCGCGAGTTCATGCAGGAAATGGTCGCCAAGAACCTCTATCACTACCCGTCCGCTGAGGAGAAAGAGCTCGAGGAGTTCTACTTCCCTGGCAGCGGCGTGAAGGTCGTCAAGACCCTGGGCCTTACCGGCACCAATGTCGTCTATGCCACCTTTGACCGTAACATGGTCTACGGCTGCGACAAGAAGAGCCGCAAGAATGAGCTCGACGTCGACTACGATAAGAAGGCCGGTACCTTCTACCTGAAGGCCCGCTTCAACGCCGGCGTTATCACCTACTTCCCTGACTGGGTCGTGATCGGCGGCGTCTCCGCGAACCCGTACGTGGCCGTGGAGAAAGTCGAGCTCGACGAGACCGCCGTGCAGGTGGATCTGAACGGCGCCGCTACGAAGCAGCTCGCCGCCACCGTCACCCCGGCGGACGCCACCGCTGAGGTCGAATGGGAGTCCAATGACGAGTCCGTCGCCACCGTCGATGAGACCGGCCTTGTGACCGGCGTCGCCGTGGGCGTGGCCGCGATCACCGCCAAGGCCGGCGGCAAGTCCGCCTCCTGCGCCGTGACCGTCGTCAACACGGGCCTCTAATCTTCCTGAGAATGACCGGGGGCGGCTTGCAACCCCGCCCCTGGATTTCTCTTTTGTTTAACCCTCAAAAACTGACACGATATGCCTGGATGCAATCAGACTCTCTCGGGACTGGCCCGGGACTGCCAGCCTAACAAGGGCGGCATCAAAGAGGTTTTGATCACCTACTGGGATGCTATCGCCTCCGTGACTATCACGGACGGCAAAGTGTCTGCAATCACCTTTGCGAACGAGCTCGCTCCGGACTACTTCAAAAAGTACGTCCTGCGCAAGGGTATGGGCTCCATGACGAAGACCCTTCATAAGACCGACGGCGGCAACACCTACGTGACCGTTGTCATCAACATGAACTGGCCGCGCATGGAGACCACGAAGCGCGCTGAGGCCGCGGCGCTCGCCTTGAACGAGTGCATGTGCATCGTCAAAGACGCGAACGGTATCTATTGGCTGGTCGGTTACAGCGAGCCCGTGACGTCCCAGGACGGCGCGGAGTCCACTACCGGCGCGGCTAACTCTGATACCAATCAGTATGGCGTGCAGCTCGGCTGCGACGAAGACACGTATCCGTATGAGGTCCCCGCGAACCTGATCGACAGCCTGCTCGGCGAAGAGGAGCAGGAAGAAGAGGAGCAGGTGCAGCAGTAAGACCTGAAAAAATATAGGGATCGGAATTTTCTGGTTTTCTTTCATTATGGTTTTGGATGGACCGGGGCCGCCGTGAGGCGCACCCCGGTTTTCCGTTTACACTTAGTCCCTGGCCGGGGTGCAAGTCGCATGCAAGTCAGGTGCAAGTCGCCGCGCTTTGTGCGAAAATCCGCCCTCCTGCGGACTTACTACTGAAATGATCTATCTGAAAAATATCAAAACCACGCAGCTGGTTATGATACCCCGGACGGTGAGGGTCTTTGAGTCCACCGGCTGGGCTCTGGAGCTGAATAATAACACGACCGGAAAACGGGCCGTTTTTAGCGCCCTGACAGACGTGACGGGCCGCAATACCTACGTGGGCCTTAACGTCGAATTTAGCGAACGTGAGATACCGACGGGTGAGTATTTCTATACGCTCTCAAACGGGGGCGCCACCGTCGCCCAGGGCATCGCCGTTGTTGGCGACTATAAGCCCGAGCGCGTGCAGTATGAAGACGATCACGAAATAGTACAGTATAATGGATAATCAGACGCAGAAAACCGAAGAGATACGGCCGCAAATCAACATCGCGTTGATGACCGCTGAACGGTATGTGGAGACGCATATCGTTTCCAGTGATGAGTCCGCCTGCAGGGGCCGCGACTATATCAACTGGGGCCCCAGTAACACCTTCCCGGAGTACCTTCATAAGCTCTATAAACAGGTTGTTACCCTCCACGCCATCGTCAGCCAGTGCGTGAACTACACCGCCGGCGACAAAGACGAATGCAAGCCGGTCATGAACGACGGCAAAATGAACCGCTCCGGCGAGACAATCCGCCAGATCGTGCGCAAGGCCGCGAAGGATTACTTCATTTACGGCGGCTTCGCCTTCAACGTGATCCGGAACAAAGAGGGCGGCATCGCCGAAATCTACAACGTCGATATGCGCTATCTGCGCAGTAACAAGGAAAACACGGTCTTTTACTACTCTGAGGACTGGACTAAGCGCTGGGGCAAGAGTAAGGACGTCATTTTCCCTATGTACGACCGTGACCTGAACTGGGCCGGCATCGATGACGAAAAGGTTAAGACAGCAATGGCATCGACGATTGCCTATTT